AAAAATCTCTTGGGAAGTTCCGCTCCATCGAGTTGACAACTGGAGACAACTCACGTAGACTATAGTCATGATCACATACAAGGCAAAGACAAGTAACGGAGAGATCATCAAGTCCGCTCTCTCCCCTTTCACCTTCCCAGCAGGGGAAGCGCACACAAAGCGCGAAGAGCGCCGCGAACTGGAACCCACCGAGATCGCAATCCTCCAGTTCTCTCCCGAATCGATCCACGATGACCTGTTCCAGCTTGCCATGTGGAGCAATACGGTCTTCAGTGAATCCGGTAAGATCAAGCGTGTTGCAATCATCCCTTACTTCCCCGGTGCACGTGCCGACCGTGGTACTCCTTTCGGCGCTGAAGTCTACGTGGAGTTCGTCTACTCCCTGATGCTCGATCAGGTCATCACCTACGACCCACACTCTGAGGTCTACGTTAAGCTTCTCCAGAATGATCCGGCCCTGACGGTCACTCCCGTCTACCCGCACGAGACTCTGGGGACCATGACTGCACAGATCACTATGCCCAACGTCTATGACGGTGTCATTGCACCCGACAAGGGTGCAAAGGTGCGTGCAGGCGCTGTGGCTCGTGAACTAAATCTGCCTCTGTACACTGCCACCAAGACTCGTGACTTCGAGACAGGCAAGCTCAACGGTTTCGGTATGGAGCAGACTCTTCCCAATGATGGTCTTTACCTTATCGTGGACGACATCTGCGACGGTGGTGGTACCTTCGTCGGACTGGCTAACCACCTTCAGGAGACCACAGAGAACATCCGACTTGACTTGTACGTCTCTCACGGTGTATTCTCTAAGAGTGCCCTAGAGAACCTCGAAAAGGCATTCTCCAAAATCTTCACCACAGACTCCTATGACCCGCATCGGAGCCTGACCACCCGAGTTTCCGAATTCCAAGATGACTCTACGTGTTTCCACCGTATTGACATCATTCGGCCCCTACTTCAGAAAGTGAACTAAGACATGTTTCTCCTTAACCCGCTTCTCGCAACCGACTCCTACAAGCTCTCCCACATCTTCATGTACCCGGATGGTCTGGAACATGTAGAGTCCAACTACACCAACCGCAAGTCCCGCGTCGAGGGAATCAACCATGTCGTCCAGTTCGGGCTTCAGGCGTGGCTGAAGGACCTGACCGAGTCCTACGAGCGCTTTTTCGCTGCGGACAAGGACAAGGTCATCAACGAATACAAGGACAATGTGGCCACCTTCGTCTCCCCCGGCTTCACGCTGGCACACGTCGAGGCCCTGCATGACCTTGGCTACCTCCCGATCCAGTTCTCCGCAGCCCCGGAAGGCTCCCTTGTTCCGATTGGCGTTCCGTCAATCCTGATCAAGTCCACGCACAAGGACTTCGCATGGCTGGTAAACTACCTCGAATCCGACCTCTCGGCAGGTGTGTGGCACCCGTCCACCGTTGCCACCCTTGCGTGGAGCCTTCGTCGCGTCTTCGAGAAGGCCGCACGAGACACTGGCGGAGCCATGGAAGCTGTTGACTTCCAAGTCCACGACTTCTCCTACCGTGGGCAGGTCAACCGTGAAGCTGCCATGGCCTCCGGTGCCGCACACCTTCTCTCCTTCAAGGGTTCAGACGGTGTTCCGGTTGTGCCTTGGGTTAATTACTACTACCCCGGAGAAGACAACGGCGACATCGCGTACTCTGTTCCGGCAACGGAACACTCTGTGATGTGCCTTGGTGGCGAAGAGGACGAACTCGAAACGTTCCGCCGCCTGCTGAAGCAGTTCCCGACCGGTATCCTCTCCATCGTGTCCGACACGTGGGACTTCTTCAAGGTTCTCACCGAGTACCTTCCGGCACTCAAGGACGAAATCCTTGCTCGTGACGGCAAGCTCGTCATTCGCCCGGACTCCGGCGATCCCGCAGATATCATTTGCGGTACGGTAGGTATGCGTTTCCCGCGTCTCTCAAAGGATGCGACAGACTCCGCAAAGGAAGCTAAGGGTGCCATGGAAATCCTTGCAGACCTGTTCGGTACCACGACCAACGAGGCCGGATTTGAAGAACTCGACTCCCACATCGGCCTGATTTACGGCGACGGCATGTACAAGGAGCGCATCGAGGACATCAACGCCCGCCTCAAGGCCAAGGGCTTCGTCTCCACCGTCTGGGTTTCCGGTATCGGCTCCTTTCAGTACCAGATGAACACCCGTGACACCTTCGGCTCGGCTGTCAAGGCTACCTTCGGCATCGTCAACGGAGAAGGCCGCAACGTCCAGAAGAACCCGAAGACTGACGATGGCACCAAGAAGTCCGCCAAGGGCCGACTGGCTGTCCTGCATCAGGCCAACGGCAACCTCTACCTCGTACAGGATGCCACGGATGAGCAGATTGCGAACTCCGTCCTCAAGCCCGTATGGGAAGACGGCAAGTTCCTGAAGGAGTACTCCTTCAACGAATCCCGCGAAAACCTGAAGCGCACCACCGGAATCCTCGAAAGGAATGGCAGCATTTAATGGAATGGCTCAAAACCCTACTCTACGGCAAGAAGCTGACACACAACAGAGTCTTCTACATGTCCAAAGCCCCTAACCCCAAGAAGGGGTGGCTGAAAAAATCAGCCCTCATGGTCGGTGACCTTTGGTTCGACACTTCCCATACGCCGCATGTGTGGGCAGACGGACGCTGGAAGAAACTGGGCACTGACTAATGGCAGAACTATGGCTTGACAGCTTCCCACCACCTAGGAAAGAATCATGGTGGCGAAAAGTTTTTGTCCTCAGACCCGGAGATGTATGGGAGCAACGGGTCAATGAGTGGGGAGTGTGGGACGAAGACGCTCTAAGCCGTTGGGTATGGGACGGTAAAAAGTGGGACGAACTTGATACCGACTAGTTAACGCTGCCCTACAAGGTGGTATAATAGGAAAATGAATAATCTATCCTCCCCACCTAGCACAGGACTGCCCTCGCTGTCTGCTGCCACCGTAGAGACCCTAAAAAGCCTACGAGCAACAGACGCGAGGGCTTTCTTGCAGTATGTCCGATCTCTTCGAGCCAATAAATGGCCCCACAGAGCCATTGCAGAGGCCCTAGGAGTCTCCAGAACTGCCTCCCTGAACTGGGAGAAGGCTGCGTCAGTTTCAGACCCTCTCGTGGACACTGAGCGCTTCCCTGCGTCCCCTCCCAAGCGTGTACGCACCCCCAGACATAAGTACACCTTCACAGATAAGCAGATCAAGGAGCTTAGGCATCTCGCCCACGAGGCTTCCAAGGTTCGTAGGTTTACTGATGCGGATGCTGACTCCCGCAAATCAGCCACTAAGCTTGAGAATCTACTACAACACTACGCTAAGGCAGGGGCATCGCTCGGTCAACTAGCGGCCCACTGCGAGGTTTCCCGCTCATCTATCGCTCAAAGACTGAGGAAGTATCAAGATTGAACGTAACACTAGACTTTGCCCCATCAACTAAGTACATCAAACTTGATTTATTCCCTGCTAGCGTGTATACTGGTAGTATTGGTGCGACAGACAATGAGAGAATCTTCTCTGAAGTTCGAGCTATCGTGACCAATGACTATATCTACTTCGTTGCGATGGGTCCTGAAGGCCCGTATTTTGCAGTCAAAGAAGAATTAGTCCAATATGACCTTAATTCCACCGGCATCTCGCTGGCGACCGGAATTAACGGGACATACATTATCGAAAGAGACGGCAACTGCGGATGCGGAACCCGTCTACGGGGTATGCGTCTGCTTCCCGGTGTGCCAATTACGGCAAGAATCGTAACACTAGAGTAAAGGCAAAGACATGTCATCAAGAATCCCTGATTACAGCAGCTTGGTACAAGGTTCTGTACATCTACCCGGCCACGACACCCAGTTTGGATGTGTCTGGTGCGTCAGGGACGACAGTATAGACGGACCCGCGAAAGGCGGAGTCATCTATATGTACGCAGGAACAACAACTTGTGCCACCCATTTGAAATCTATATTAGAACAGCAGGCAATAAATGTCACTAATCAACCTACTAGTTGATATCGCAGCAGTCTATCGGCTGACTAAACTTGTAATTGAGGATGAAATCCTAGCGGACATCCGTGAAAAGGTGTGGGAGAAGTTCCCGCCAGAGAGTACCAAGATTGGGTATCTCACAACTTGTCCATGGTGTGTATCAATTTGGATGGCTGGACTGGTATTCGCATTACGCAAGCTAAACCCAGAACTTGCCACCTACATATCGTCTACACTGGCTGCATCAGCCGCTACCGGAATAGCCTACACCCGAGGCCTCTAGCTAGCATGGTAGAATTAGACTCATACCATTTTATATTTCCGGAGATGTCATGCCCAATATTTTCCAAAGAGCTACTGTCGAGGAACCAAATGACAGAAGACAAGCTCTCCCCGCGAATACTCCGAGACCAATCACAGCATCGGCTGTTCGAATCAATCTCAAAGAAAAGAAAGAAGTCGAAGCTGTTGCCCTTAGGCGACTAGTTGACAAGTGGCAGGAAGAGGCGTGGGACTACTACGACTACATTCCTGAGGTAGCATCCTCAGCAAATCTTGTTGCCAATGTTCTTTCCAGAATTAACCTTTACGTTGGTTTTGTTTCCGACACATCACAGGCACCCTCCGACATTTCTAAGGTCGAAGGACTGGACCCCGATCTCGTTGACACAGCCAAAGAGGTACTCTACCTTCTTGAATCTGGAAATGGCGGAACATCTGGTGTCCTCCGAGATGCGGCACTGAACTTCTTCATTGCGGGCGAGTGCTACTTGGTGCGCGAGCCTGCCCGTTTCTCCAACGGGATGCAGGAGAAGTACCAGATTCGGTCCATCAATGAGATCGTTACAATCGAAGCCAACCGTAAGCTCACAGTGGCTATTAAGCCGCGTAGAGACTCAAAGCCTGAAGACTTCATCAAGATTCCTGCAAACGGCGGATACTGTGCACGTATGTGGAAGTCTCACCCGCGTTACGGAGATGAAGCGGATTCATCGCTCCGTCCGTTGCTCGAAACCTGTGATTCGTTGCTTCTACTTGAGCGTACCATAAACGCGCAGGCAAAGGCAATGCTTCCAGCCGGTATTTTGTTTATTCCGGATGGTCTGTCTAACGGTTACCAGTCTGACGGAGACCTAGAGCCAGAGTTCGATGAGAACGGTGACGAGATCGCGCCACTCTCCGACGATGAATCTGAGTCCTTTGAAGAGGCCCTACAGCGTGCGCTCATGTCTCCTTTGACAGATGAAGCCAACGGTGGTAGTGTTGTACCGTTGATTCTTCGCGGCGCTCCTGAGCTTGGCGAAAAGATCAAGCACATTAACTTGTCCCGTCCGTTCGACCCGTCCCACAACAACATGGCTCAGGCTAAGCTTGACCGTATCCTCGGTGGTCTGGATATTCCGAAGGATGTTGCCGCTGGTTTCGCCAGTGTCAAGTACTCCAACGCTATCCTCATCGAAGAGCAGTTGTTCAAGGCACACATCGAACCGCTCATCCTGTCTATCTCGGATATGCTTACAACGGCATTTCTACGACAGGCACTGCGTGAGCAGGGACGCTTTGACGAGAAGGACATCAACAAGGTTGTCGTATGGTATGATCCGTCTGCCATCACAGCTAAGCCTTCTCGCGCAGAGGCAGCTACCACCGGTTACGAGATCGGTGCAGTGTCTCTGGACGCATGGCGACGTGCAAATGGGTTCTCTGCTACAGATGCACCTACCGAACTTGAGCGTCTACAGCGATTTGGTATGGAGAAGGGTATGCTCAATGAGGCTACAACCGAAATGGTCATCAACTCTCTCATTCCAGAAGAAATGCAGCAGAAGCTCCGCCAGAGTCAGCTTGCAAACTCTGACCCAGCCGCTGTAGAATCCCTCGGAAATGCGCTTGGAGATGAAGAAATGCAACCGGTGGAGCCTTCACCAACACCAGCAGCGGATTCCCCTACTCCGGTAGAGGCTCCGCCTAACACACTATTGGAGCCATAGGATTGATGAACATTAGAACAGAAACAAAGGAGTCCTAGATGGCTTGGGGTAAGAATCAAAACTGGAAGTGGCAGCTTCGCGATAGCAAGGGCCGCTGGATTGAAATGGGCCGTGGGGTAAAGTGGTACTCCCCGTCATTGGGCCGCGAGGTCTCCGGAACAGTCGTAGGGCAGAAGGGTAAGAACGCAATTGTCAATCTTACCTCTGAGCCTGCCAATGCTAAAACCGGTAAGCCACAGCAGGTATCCGTTAAGGGTAGTGACATTGAGGTCATTCAGAACAAGGCTACCCTGAACCCAACAGCCGACAAGGCCATTAGTGCCACCGATGCGATGCTGAAGCAGGGCCAGCGCACGGCTGGTCCTAAGGCCTCAGTACCTACTGAGGTAGAGAACGCGCCTGCGCCTGTTGCTAACAAGAAGTACAACGAAGCAGGCCTGACTCCTGATGAGCAGAAGGCTGTTGACTTCCAAGAGAAGAAGGCAAAGCAGGCGGCAGACAAGGGCGACCTTGACGCTGCTGACCGCTATGAAACTGCCGCTGCCAAGACCCGTAAGATCGGTGAAGACCGCATCAAGAACGGTGAAGGCGACACTCCTGCCGAGGATACACCCGCCGCTGGAGAAACACAAGGGCCAGCTACGTCTACCAAGGCACCTACACGTAACGCCGACATTGAGCGCGACCTCGGTCTTCTGGAGCAGGAAGCAGAAGACATCAACAACCTCGCGGACGAAGATGAGAAGGCTTCTGCCCTCGAAGCTGCACAGTACGACCTAGTCAACGACGCTGGCGACGATGTCACCATGCGCCTAGCTGAGGGTGACGACGAAGGCAGCTATGATGTAGCTGTGGAGGACGCAGACGGCAAGGAACTAGGTCGCGTACCTATGTCAGAGAGCGCTGGCGAGCGTATCGACACGGCTAAGGCTGTGCGAGAGCTTGCCAACGGTCGTACCCCTGCCAAGGCCACCATCAGCGACGAACCCGTAGACGAGTCTCCAGAGGCTTCGGAAGCTCCCAAGGCCAACGTACCGCTGGCCGAACTTGAGAAGCAGGCCAAGGCTGATGGGGACACTGTCCTCTACCACGGTGGTCTACCTGAGGGCACGACCCTCGATGGCATCGACCTCAACCGCAATGGAACCCAGCAGAACAAGCGTGGGCAGTCCTTCGGAGGTTTCTATCTCACTGACGAGTCCTCCAAGAGTTGGTCTGACAAATACGCCATGGAGCGTAACGGTGTCATGCACGGCTTCGCTATCGACAAGAACGCCCGAATCGATGACCGTGGAAAAGAGCAGATCGACCGCATCTCCGCAGAGGACCGTGCCAAAGCTGCCGAGACCTCCGATATCATCAAGGGTAGGGACCTTCTCGGGCGTACCCAGTATGTCATCCTCAACAAGGATGTCATCAAGGGTGTTGGTGAAACCAACCTCAAGACGGACAAGGCCCCTGAGGCAACTCCTGAGGTCCCTGAGGTGGCACCAGAGGCCCCTGATGCGGCTCCTGCCGACTCCGGACTGCCCGAGTTTGATCCTGTCACCATTGCTCTGCCTAGGGACGCGTTCAAGACA